TGATACAAATGATGTGTGAAATTCTTGTGCTGTAAGAATACCTGTTACATCAAGATCTCCGTCTATTTCAACATTACCTTCTCTTGTTATTCCTGTTATACTACCAGTCCAATAGCTACCAGTTAATTCTTCTACTGTTGTTATTCTTGTACTAAATGAGCCACTATCAGTTTCTAAATTGCTTATGTCTGTTTCATTTGTAGATATATCACTTTCATCAGTTGTAATTCTTGTACTAAAAGATGCACTATAATCAAATGCATTCTGAGCAAACGACGCTGATTCAATCGTTCCAACTACACTGTCGGCAATATCTGCCCTTAAAGCATGACTCGCTGATGTAGCATAATCTGCGTAAGATGCTGTTTCATCAGTTTCTAAAGTCGTCACCCTTGTGCTAAAACTTCCTGAATCAGTTTCTAAATTATCAATGTCTGTTTCATTCGCCGTCACCCTTGTACTAAATGAACCACTATCAGTCTGTAAATTGCTTATATCTGTTTCATCAGTCGTCAATCTATCTTCAAAACTTGAACTATAATCAATGGCATTATCAGCAATATCAGCTCTCAAAGCATGACTTGCTGATGTAGCATAATCTGCGTAGCTTGCTGTTTCGTCAGTTTCTAAAGTCGTCACCCTTGTACTAAAACTTCCACTATCAGTTTCAAGATTTGTGATATCTGTTTCATTCGTCGTAACTCTTGTGCTAAATGAACCTGAATCAGTTTCTAAATTATCAATATCTATTTCATTCGTTGTTACTCTATCTGATATGCTTTCACTAAATACAGCCTCTACTGGAGCATAGGATGATGAAACAACTCCTGTTACAAATTCTCCGTCTCCATAAAAAGCAGAAGCACTTATATTATTCCATACATGTAACTCTTCTTCTGGTGTAGTAATTCCAATACCCACACTTGTTCCAGTATCGTATATTTTAGAATCTTCTAATGATGCACTACTTTTCCAACGAGCAATGTATCCTGTCGATCCACTTCCAAATACACTACCAGAAGCAGCCTCAACCAAAGCAGCATCAGTATAAGATTTAGCAGCATATTCTGTTACAAGATCAGTTTGGCTGTTATCAGCTAATGCAGCATCATTCGATATATTTGTAACAGAAACTTCTGTTCCTAAATTAAATGAACCACTCACATATAAACTGCCACTTATTTTTACATCACCAAATCGTGAAATATATCCATCAGATGCTGTCCAAGCTCCATCAGTTTCACCTTCTAAAGTTGTTATTCTCGTACTAACTGAACCACTATCAGTCGTATAATTCAATAAATTTGTGCTTATATCAGATTCATTTGTTGTTACCCTTGTACTAAATGAGCCTGAGTCAGTTTCTAAATTATCAATGTCTGTTTCATTAGTCGTCACCCTTGTACTAAAACTTCCACTGTCAGTTTGTAAATTATCAATATCAGTTTCGTTTGTTGTAACTCTTGTACTGAATGAACCTGAATCAGTTTGTAAATTGCTTATGTCTGTTTCATCAGTCGTTATTCTTGTTTCAAAACTTGAACTATAATCAATAGCATTATCAGCAATATCAGCTCTTAAAGCATGACTTGCAGATACAGCATAATCTGAATAACTCGCTGAATCAATTGTTCCAACTACACTCTGTGCTACATCAGCAAAAAGAGCATGCGAAGCAGATACTGCAAAACTTGCCGTTTCATCAGTTTCTAAAGTAGTCACCCGTGTACTGAATGAACCACTATCAGTTTCTAAATTATCAATGTCTGTTTCATTGGTCGTGACCCTTGTACTAAATGACCCACTATCAGTTTCTAAATTATCAATGTCGGTTTCATTCGTTGTAATCCGATCTTCAAAACTTGAACTATAATCAATAGCATTATCGGCTATATCAGCTCTTAAAGCATGAGATGCAGATACAGCATAATCTGCATAACTCGCTGAATCAATTGTTCCAATGACGCTATTAGCAACATCTGCGACTAACGTATGAGAACTACTAATTGATGTATCACTAAATGAACTTGATATTGTCCAATCAGCATAAGAAGCACTTGTAGCATTATCGGCTATGTCAGCTCTTAAAGCATGACTTGCTGATACAGCATAATCTGCGTAACTCGCAGAATCAATTGTTCCAATTACACTTTGTGCTACATCAGCAAAAAGAGCATGCGAAGCAGATACTGCAAAACTTGCCGTTTCATCGGTTTCTAAAGTTGTTACACGAGTACTAAACGACCCGCTATCAGTTTCTAAATTATCAATGTCTGCTTCATTCGTTGTTACTCTGGTTGAAAAACTTCCTGAGTCAGTTTCTAAATTATCAATGTCTGCTTCGTTTGTTGTAACTCGTGTGCTAAATGAACCACTATCAGTTTGTAAACCACTTATATCACTTTCGTCAGTCGTCAATCTACCTTCAAAACTTGAACTGTAATCAATGGCATTGTCGGCTATATCAGCTCTCACAGCATGACTCGCAGATACCACTCCAGTTATATATTCACCATCACCATAAATTGATCCACTTACTTTTATTGAACCTGTAAATTGATGAATGTCATCAATACTGTCGCCAAATTTGGTTGAACCAGAGGAATAAATGATAGATGCTGATACAAATGATGTGATACAAATGATGTGTGAAATTCTTGTGCTGTAAGAATACCTGTTACATCAAGATCTCCGTCTATTTCAACATTACCTTCTCTTGTTATTCCTGTTATACTACCAGTCCAATACGACCCAGTTATTATGTTTAATGATGCTAAATTAGTTGCAACTGACGAACTAAACTCTGATATATCTACTCCATCAACAGTTTCTCCAATAGGTAATGTAACACTACCACTTATAAATGTATTTCCATAATAATCAACACTTAATTTCGTTGTTATTGGAGAATCACCACTGGAAATAATAAAATTATCAGATTCGCTTGTATCATCTTGATTTCGTATTTCAAAAACAGGTGCAGTATAATCAGTAACATTACCTCCTACATTAGCTCGTATTGCCCGAAAAACTGGGTGTATTATTGTTCCTGGTGAATATATAAGACCTTCTTGCATAGCATATAAAGGCATTTGATTTAGACCAGAATGTGCCCAAACCGGAAATGATCGAGAATAATTTACAAGAAGCGCACCTTCTTCATACTTACCTATTGATGCACTGTCAGCATAAATTATTGACGAAACATTTAAACTACCTGTAATCTGTACATCACTATCTCTTGATATACTTCCATCATCCTCAAGAGTCCATTTTGACGAACCAGATTCAACAGTTACTAATCTATTCTCAACAGATGAACTAAATTCTGAAATATCCACTCCATCTACAGTTTCACCATCTGAAATATATATACTTCCTGTAATTCGTTGGTTTCCATTGAGTATAAAATGACCATCATCAATTGTTAATAAATTAACTTCTCCTATCACCTCTCCTTTAATTATATCTATACTACCAGTTGATACTATTCCCTTAAATTTTGCTTTTCCTGTAGAAACATTTATACTAAATGGTCGAGTATTCGTTTCACCTTCTGTAATCGACCCATAAATTTGATCATATCCAGCATATAATCCTGTTGATGTTGTTAAAGTTGTGTGTGATAGAGTCAAATTATTATCAAGAATTGCTACATTCATTCCATTTATAGCAACAGAACCACTCATATATCTAAAAGAATTGTCGATTGAAATGAGTTTATTAATAGTTATACCATTATCTATATCTACTAAACCAGTTACATCTAATGAACCAGTTATTTCAACATCACTTTCTCTTGAAATATACCCATCTGAACCAGTCCATAATCCACTTGTTTGACCATCTAAATATGATGCCGTAGCAGCATACGACGAACTAAGAGCATAATCGGCATAACTTGCTGAATCCACACTTCCACCAAGCATTACTGAATCAATTGAACCACTGTCAGATAAAACTTTCCCTGTATATTGAAATAATGTTACTTTATATGGTTCGACATAAGAACCAGCGTCAGCAACATGCAAAATACCTGTCTTATAATCAAATATCCAATTAATAGCATCAGTTTTATATATTCGTGTATCAGTATCATCATATAATTCTAATTCATAATCACTACCATATTTGTCGCTGATAAAATCGGTTTGAAATAAACTCGCAGAATCAGAATTTATTAAATCTGCTGCCGATAAAACTGATGTTCCAGGAACAAATCCACTACCTGAACAAAAATAAAAAGCATCACTACCAAATGTAGGATCAGCCGATAATATAAATTTATCAAAAAATTGAGCAACTCCAGAACTTATTGCGGATGCAGAATTTTCTGATACATCGTCCATCCATATCTCACGCTTGTGCATGTTAAGTGTGTCAGCACCAGCCTCTTGATAAAATTCTCGTTGATCTGTTGTAAATTTTTTGTTAATTAATATCTTAAAACTCTTGTCAGTTTTATCTATAGCCACTTCTTATCTCCAATTAAACATCAAATGTTACTGTGAGTTGTGTTATGTAATCTGTTGATTCTGCACTATTATATTTTATTACCAAAATTAAAGGATCACCATTACTTGTTTGTTTTCCAGCTGGTAACGCCCAATCTATTAATTCTCCAGATATACTGTTTCGTATCCCATAAATGTTTCCTGAATTGTTACCAACCGCTCTACCTAAATCATATATCGTTGAACCATTTTCGCTGTTAATATAAAAAGCAGCTTGCAATTCACCTGAACCATCCCATTCTTCTACAAATGAACTAAAATCAGTTCTGTCTATCGTAATCGTTCCATTCTGATTTGCATTCGTCGGTGTAAATGGCCTGTAATAATAATGAATCGAACCACTAAATCCTGTGTAATTTCCATACCGGCCATCTATTAATCGACCATTCTGGACCTGTAACTGGAACTCTGGTAATAGATCTGTTACAGTCCAACTTGAACTATTGTAACTCTCATACCGTTTATCTTCATCGTCAAAATACTCAAGTAATGTTGTACTTCGCACTCCATATGTGTTTATTGCCTTTGAACCTATGTTGAAATTACTCGATACTGTTGATTTATTTGGCTTATATAATCTCACTGTTCCAATTCCAACATTCCCGTACGACGATTGGACATTACTCGATAATAAAAGAGATTGAGTAACATAAAAATTATCATAATAATCTGGAGTAAGAGTATTCACATTTAGATTTATAAAATATGAACTTTCAATTCTTGTTTGGTTAGCAGAATAAACAGGATTAAATAAATTTTGTCCAGCATACATAATATCAATATCAGTTCCATTTCCATAATATGCAATACCACTTAAATACTTATTTACTTCTGTCGTCACAGATGATGTTGGTGAATTCAAAAAAGATGCATTTGGAAAATCAGTTATTGTACCTACATATAATAATTGATATTCATCTGTTTCGCCAGCACTATTGTCAGCCGACATTTTCCACTTCACTGAACCTGTCGCTGTAATCGTATCGTTTATACGAGCATTAGCCATTGCCCAAAATGTGTTGTACTGTTGAATCGTTTCAATTTCTATAATCCCTGATGAACCAACTCCACTTGCTAATGACTTCGTATCAATCACTGTAAATGGATCACTACCATATGCTCTCGATGCACTCACTCCACCTTCCAAACTTGCAGTAATATCACTATTCTTCCCAGCCCTAAATGTATCTCCTTGACTTGGAGAATCTAAATCAACTGTCGTAGCAGCTGTTAAAACAGAACTCAAATTCCCAGCTACATATCCAACATACCATTCAGAATTTAATCCATCAGCTAAATATCCACTAAACACACTTGGATTTATTCTTGTTAAATTTTCACCAGTTAAAATTCCAGCCTTCGCTGGAGCCAAATCAAGGAATGCTTCTGATATTTCGTCTATCGCATTTGCTAAATTTGTATTTGCTGAAAATGTATCAAAAAATCCATCAGTGTATGTTCCATCATCTGGATCACCAATTTTTACAGTTCCAATTATACTACCTGTTGTTGTTAAACTTCCTGAAATAATTATAGAACCAGTCGTTACTGAATCAGTCGTAATAAGATGAACAATTTTATCGCCACCAGAACCACTCTTGTGAATATAAACTTTTCCATCATTTGTATTTATTCCAAATTCTCCAAGCGCTAATGATGCTGTTGTAGGTGTTTTTCCAGGAATCGCACTGCGAATGTGCGTTATAAGATGCTTTCTCGCCATTTGGCTTCTCCATAAATATTGCTATATAGCTATTGTAAAAATGGTATATACCATCTAATATAAATAGGAAGAAATAAAAGAAATAAACTTAGAATGTGCCTCCATCAACATGAATATATTCAAATGACCCAGTCTCTGATACATATAAACTGCCAGTTATTTGAACATCGCTGTCTCGTGAAATATATCCACTTTCAAGCGTCCACTTAGATGAACCAGCTTCGGCATTTGTTATACGATCTTCAACTGATGAACTAAATGCTGAGATGTCCACACCGTCAACAGTTCCACTTATACTTAATGAGCCTGTTATTTGAACATTACCATCCCTTGAAATATATCCATCAGACGCAGTCCAATACCCACCAAGTCCGGGTGCTAATCCTGTAGCATACGATGAAGTAGCAGCATAACTTGATGAAATAGCATACGATGAACTTATAGCAGTATCAGCAATATCTGCGCGTACAGCATGACTTGCTGAAATAGCATAACTCGAACTTTCTTCGGTTTCTAAATCAGTTATCCTTGTACTAAATGATCCTGAGTCAGTTTGTAAATTATCAATGTCTGTTTCATTTGTTGTAACCCTTGTACTAAATGATCCTGAGTCAGTTTGTAAATTGGTTATGTCTGTTTCGTCAGTTGTTAATCGACTTTCAAAACTTGAACTATAATCAATAGCATTATCTGCTATGTCAGCCCTTAAAGCATGACTGGTACTTATAGCTGTATCAGCAAAACTTGAACTGATTGTCCACGATGAAAATGAAGCCGATGTAGCATGTTCCGCAAAAGAAGATGTTTCAGAATAACTCGAACTTGCTAATCCAGTTAAGTTACTACCATCACCATAAAATGTTGACGCTGATACATAAGATGCGCTTATTATCGTTCCAATAAATGTATCACCATAAAAATTAGAAGCAGACACATTATTCCATACATGTAATTGTTCCTCTGGTGAAATTGTTCCAATACCTATACTTGTGCCATCATCAAAGATATTTGAATCTTCTAATGACGCGCTATTCTTCCAACGTGCAATGTATCCTGTCGATCCACTTCCAAATACACTACCAGAAGCAGCTTCAACTAAAGCAGCATCAGTATAAGATTTAGCAGCATATTCTGTTACAAGATCAGTTTGACTATTATCAGACAATGCAGCATCATTCGATATATTTGTAACAGAAACTTCTGTTCCTAAATTAAATGAATTACTTACATATAAACTACCAGTTATTTGAACATCACCAAGTCGTGAAATATACCCATCAGAAGCTGTCCAATATCCTCCCAATCCAGAAGCAATACTCGTAGCATACGATGCTGTTTCTGCGTAACTTGAACTTTCTAATCCAGTTAAATTACTACCATCACCATAAAAAACTGATGCACTTATTGTAGATCCTATTATTATATTTCCAGTATTCAACCAAACATTTGACCCTGATTGTTGCCAAATACTCGACGATTGTACAACATTTACTAATAATTCATTTACATCATCAAATGCATCAGCTATCAATGTGTCTCGCGTCCAACTACTGAAATATCCATCAGTAAATGTTCCATCACCTGGATAACCAATAGAATCACTACCAGACGCTGCTACTATATTTACAGCATCTGCTATCGACATAGAAGGATTTAATGTACTTATATTAAATCCGCCACCGGAAGGAATACCTATCGGTAAATCGCTACCGCTTACGAATAATTGTTTTGGATATATCTTAGCCACTGAACTTTCCCCAAACTACAATTTCATCTGTATCATTTAATTCATACCCCAAACTACCAGCATTAGCATTTATTACAAAATCACTTCCACTTTGTTGAATTGTAAATGCATCATGTTCCATGTATTGACCATTAACAAATACAAGAAAATCATCTTCTCTTGTCGCTAATAAATTTCCTTGTGTTGGTACAGACGCTGTATATACACTTGGATATGTAACCACAGAAATACTACCAGAATCTATTGTAGCACCGGGAGTTGTTAATGATGAATATACACTCATCTTTCGTAAATAATTTACTTGTACTTGTAATTCAGCAAGTCCTGCATTAACCAAATCTGTTATGGTTTGATTACCCGATAATGCTGGTTGTTTATTCGTCGTAACTAAAATCTTTTGAGCCAATGGATCAGTCTGTGCAAGAGCTAATACATCTATATCAGTCTCTGTTTCTAAAATAATTTGTTGCTTCGTAAATGATTTTTGTGTCGTAATCTGATCATTGGCAACTTCTGGTATTAAATATCCACGAATTTCTAATGTGAAATTACTCCTCGCTACTCTACCCTTGTCAGTCGAAACTTCTACGCTCTGATCAAATGAATCAATCTTTGCTTTAAATTTGAACTTGGCTTCATCTCCCCAATAATGACCTTCCCAATACTGAATCAATTCAATTATTTTATTCATCTGTGTAATATATGAAGTCCATATCGAACATTCATAATTCAATATAATGTAATCAGGAACTACTATGCTATATAATTCATATGTAGGAATGATGTTATGTACTAACGAAAATCTATCATATTTATTATGTTCGTCTGATAACTTCTTAGGAAACTGATGTACTATATTCCTGTCAGCCTTATCCACTGGAACACTGTCATCCTTCGCTATATTGGTACGCCTAAACATTACTGCTGGAGCAATAATTTTACCCTTCTTGTCTCGAGCATACCCTCGACTTTGAACCTGAGACCAAAATTCAGGATCACCATACATAACGGGTACATCTATTAATGTTCCATTCTCAAAAACTCTTGGTTTAATTACTTGTTTGAAAAAATACATTATCGCTTCATCAATATCTTGTAATCCAACTGAAAAATTTTTGATTTTATCGTCACTACGTTTAATCTGTTCTGCCCTGTTATCCTTATTAGGAAGTTGATTGAATCGAGCCGAACCATCATATTTTTCTCGTTTAATTCGAGATAAAGGTTTTTGTCTTACTGGTAATTCATTGATAGCCATTATTTAATATCCCCTATGTTGACCTCAGTTTCTGTACCAAGAACAACTTGTTGCTTCGTAAATGTCTTTTGTGTCGTAATCTGATCATTGGCAACTTCTGGTATTAAAAATCCTCGCACATTCAAAGAAAAATTTGATTTTACTACACGACCTTTATCAGTCGAAATTTCTATGTTCTGATCAAATGAATCTATCTTTGTACTAAATTTATATTTTTTTCTATCACCCCAATACTGTCCTTCACTGTAATAAATCTGTTCAATTATTTTATTCATCTGAGTTACATATGTCGTCCAAATTACACAATCATAATTTATAGTTACATAATCAGGCACTACAACATTATATACTTCATAAGTTTCCTTTCGACCAAATCCACCAGTTAATAATGAAAATCTATCATACGCATTTTTATGCGACCACTTTATAGGAAATTGATGTACCATGTTCCTGTCAGCCTTATCTACAGGAACACTGTCATCCTTCGCTACAGAAGTCCTACGTGCCATAACTACGGGAACTATCACTTTACCCTTTTTATCACGCATATATCCTGTCTTCTGAACAAACTCCCAACTCTCAGGATCTCCATACATTACGGGAACAGTTATATCAACACCATTTTCTATAACTGACGGCTTGATAATTTCATTGAAATAAAATAAAATAGCTTCATCAATGTCCTGTAAACTTACTGATATATTCTTAAATGTATCGTCGCTACGTTTAATCTGATGAGCCCTATTCGTCCTTGAAGGATCATTGGCGTATGTCTTACGGTCAATAGCGCTCTGTTGAGAATCAACCAAAGGAGCAATCCTCTTTGGAAACGGTGTTATTTGTGGACGATAAACAACAGCTTGTCCATCACTATTCCATAATTCAGGAGCTATTCTCCATAAATCTGCTTTGTTAATCCATAATGTCATACTATTTCACCTAATATTAATGCCAAGTTATACCTTTAGCTATAATTATACTTCTCGCACTGTCTGATGCGGATGTTCTTGACGGACAATAAAAATTACCAGAAATTGATGAATCTGCTATTTCAGAAAATGCCGCCGCCTGATCTATAATCCATTGATCAACTTCAGTCGTTGATGCAATAGCACCAAGTAAATGCCATTCTCTCATTGCTGTACAACCCACGAGATCCAAATGTTCTCCAGTAGTCCACGAATAAAAATATAAATAATTAAGATTAGGAAAATTACCTAAATTATCCACCGTTCTTAACTCTCTACCATTACGATTAATTCTCGTTAATGCAGATGCCGGTTCAATAGTTACATAGTTATCACGACGATCAGTATTAACAAATGTTTTGGATGGAGCTGCACCAGATGATGTAGTTCCATCTCCCCAATACCACGTAACCGTAGGACTATCAGTTAATATAAGTTCAAGTACTGGATTAGTTCCTGTTGTCGTAAAATCAAACCTATTGCTTGCCATCTCATGTGTATTTATTTTTCTGATATTACTAACCAATTGATCATTAATTCTATCAGTCGACTTAACAGTTATTCCAAATATTTTTGTAGCCATTAACCAATCTCCAACATTACAAGTGATGGATTAAATTGTATTATAGAAGAAGATACAGCATACCCTATTGTTTGAACTATACTACCCACAGCATCTGGAGCCGTATGGCTAATGGTTGACGCCGATGCATATAAAACTTCCCCTGTTTCAAATGTCCAATTATCATTTCTTGCGAATCCAGACATTAACATTTTACATTCATTTCCAATTGTTGCTGTTTCCGTCGCAAGAACAACTCCAGGCATTGAACTTGTTGATGTTGTATCAACAATAGTATATTGTCCACTACCACTCATATAAAGTAAATCTCCAAATGATACATTCTCACCAACAATAAAATCAAACGTTGTTCCATTAACTTCTTGTGTGATTGATGGAACAGATATATGTATGTTGCCATTAATTAAAGAAGCCGTTTCAGCATAATCAGAATAACTTGAAGAAGTAGCATAATCAGCTAACCAAGAATTACTTGCCAAAGTAGCATAATCAGCTAACCAAGCATTACTTGCTGATAAAGCATAACTTGAACTTACTGATGTATCAGCATAACTAATTGAAACTTCATTTTCTAAATCAGTAACTCTTGTACCAAAACTTCCTGAATCAGTTTCAAGATTTGAAATGTCTGTTTCATTCGTTGTTACCCTCGTACTAAATGAACCACTATCAGTTTCTAAATTTGTAATATCTGTTTCATTCGTCATGACCCTTGTACTAAAACTTCCACTGTCAGTTTGTAAATCGCTTATATTACTTTCGTCAGTTGTAATACGAATTTCAAAACTGGAACTATATTCTATAGCATTATCTGCTATGTCAGCTCTCAATGTATGACTTGATGATACAGCAAAACTTGATGTTCCTTCAAAATCTCGTGTTCCATCAACTAAAATATATTGCTTATGGTCATCATTTACTAACCCACTTAAAGAACCATGCTCATTTACAGAAGTACCAGTTCCAATAGGAGCAGAAGTTCTGAAATCTACATACTCATCACCTGTATCAGTTGATATAATTCTTGTTCTTGGAACATTATCATATAAATTACTCGTTTGAAAAATAACTGTACCAAGAGCCTTAAATTCTTGCATTGGTAATCCACTTGTTACTATTGTTGCTATTTCAGTCGCAGCCCCAGATCTTGCATCACCACTATTTGCATACGAGTCTTGCCCTTGAATACCAATAACTTTATTGTATGCTATATCATTTGTAGCAAAATAATGAACTAATACAAAATTAACATGAGAAACTTCTTCAAGCGTCCAATTTCCACCTGTATTTAAATTATATGGAACTCGACCATTCGTATTTATATAAGATACTGATGAACCACGATGAATTATTGGATATTCGTCAGCAACCTTAAACGTCCAAGTTCCTGTCGAACCAGTCTTATATAAAATTGGAATTGACCCAGTTGGATTTAATGTTTGTAAATCTCCCGTAGTAATCGTATGCCTAATATCTTCGTCAGCAATAACACCATTAGATATTCCAATTTGAGCAGAAGAACTTATATCACCATCTCCATCAACATCAAATACATCTATTCCTAATCCACTTATCCACTGCGTTCCGAATATTGTATGTAAATATCCATGAGTTGAATGATCCATTGAAAGTCCATGTTTTTCATCACCAACTATTAACGCCGTTTGACTTCCAGTATCCCAATAAAGATTGGCTGTATATGCATTATTTTGTATAAGTGTTTCTAAATCAAATCCTGATGTTTGTAATGTTTCGGTATTATCAAAATAGAAGAAATGTTCTCCTTGAACATCTGGATGTACTACTGAATGAGTTGTTGAAATACTATATTGCGTTCCATGAATATAATAATCAAATGTCGTCCCGTCTTTTGGATACACATATACTGTTCTATCAACATTACTATGAGATATTGTAGTATTAATTCTATCGTCAGGTTTATATCCTGTTGGATCAGATGTAATGTTAGCAAAATCAACTACAGCGTTAGGATAGAAATCAGCTATTGAAGCAGATAAAGCACGTGAAGCAGATACAGCAAAACTCGCTGTTTCATTAGTTTCTAAAGTTGTCACTCGTGTACTTACTGATTCGCTATACGCTGTATCAATAGGTGCATAAGACGCTGATTCAACTGAACCAAGTAATGTTCCAGCTGTATCAGAATAATCCGCAACACTTGATGATTCAGAAGTAATAACACCAGTTACAAATTCTCCATCACCATAAAAAGCCGATGCAGATATATTACCCCAAACATGTAATTTAGTTTCAGGATTTAATGTTCCGATACCAACTGATGTTGAACCTACAACAGTTGCAGGACTCTCTCGCAATGAACCACTAAATGTTATATCTGGAGGTGAAAACCATATATCATTCGTTTCATCCCACACAAGTAATCCATGATTAGTTCTTACTGAACATACATCACTTAAATCTTCTACTGATGTTCCTATTGTCGGTTGTACATAAATAGCCCCTTGAGTACCATGTGCTACTGTAACAACTCCAACAATTGTTCTATAATTGGGTGATGGTGGAGCAGGAAATGTTAATTCACCTAAAGAACCTGTCTGAAGATATAACGGAGCACCAGCAAAATAATCAGAAGTATCTAACCCACGTACAGTACCGTGAACTGTTACATATCCTTCTTCATTATCTAAAAATTCATGAGTCGTTAAACCAATCACAACAGAACCTACACGAAGGCTTGCATTAGATTGCGAAATTGTTGGGCGATTTCCTTGAGCTCCATTTATACGAACAGCCGTTCCATCTGGGATTGTTCCACCAGTTTTATTAACAACCTTTACCCATTCTTCCTGTCCAAGTTGTAATGATACATCAGAATTATCCGTATACATTGTTAATGTTGCATCATCTGAATTGTAAAATAAACGACCCTCTTTATATGGAGCATCTATAATCACACTTCCATTAGTAAAATCAACCCAATCAGTAGACACAGAACCACTTATATAAGCACTGCCACTTATTACAAGTCCATCTCCTTGAAAAGTACCTCCATAAAACGAACCAGTAAAAATATCAGCTCTCACTGTATTTACCATAGCACCAAGTGCAGTAGCTAATTGATCTGAACCAGTTGTTTGAATTAATGTTTCATAGCTCTGTGATATATGTTGATAGCTTAAATCAGCCATTATTTGTCTCCATTTTAATCATTATTGCCAACTCGAACATTTTCAAGATTAAGCTTGTCACGTTGAGTCATATTAGCAGTACATACTATACTGAAATTTTTATGTGTAGAACCACCAATTAATTGATTTTCTACAATTCCATTTATTTCATAATAAGCCTCATTCCATTCAACTATGTCGCCAACCTCTGGATAAAATCCTCGAGCAGCTATCATCTCGCGATGGAACGCTATCGTTATACTCTGATCAACAAGAGGACCAAATCCTTCAGAAGCATCGGTCGTTTGTTCGTCGTGTGTCACTAACGCCCCAATCTGTAATCCCTTAGTATATGTCTTTAATTCTGATTCGCCATATATGTTCTCCGGACTTTCAGTGCTAATCTTGTATATCGTTACAGGCGTTTGAATAATGTTATTTAACAACTCGTTATTTAATGAATTGAAAAATTTTATATCTCTACGTCTGTTAAAAAGCGGTTGAGTCATATTTGTCTCCTTATGCTATCCAAATTCCTTGCGGTGACGGAATGTTCTTTAATATAGTCGTCATTGCTTCCTCCTGTGCGGTTTTCTTTTCCCACTGTGACATCATCGAAGCATCTTCTAATGTTTCCCTCAATTGACTAATAAGTAATTCCTTTTCTTGCTGAGCCTCACTCCTCAATGTGTCACCATCTAATGTGACTTCTGCATTAGGAATAGGAATTTGTTGATACTTCCCACGCACATTTCCAAGCGTTTCCTTTGCACAAGCTAATCCATATTTTCTTACCCAATATTTTCCAGGTTGATTAATCGAAACATACTCAATTTGTTGATATTGAATGTTAGAATAATCTGATTGAACTTCGCTCGTTGATGAAGATGTATCTTGCTCTGATAATGAACCAGTCGTGCCTTGAACTACTGCTGCATCTCTATCTTCAATTATGATGTATTCAAACCATACATTATATGCCGACGTCGGAACAGGAAATAATTTTAATACATTGTTCTTAATTTCAAATGAATATGCCGAGCGACGTATCTGATCATTAAGCTCAACTGATTGAACCCTCAATAAATCTTCATATATCGGAAACATTACATATTCCATCGCTGGTTGCCAACCGCCCCAACCAAATTCATCCATTAAATTATTTCTTGCTATTCCAGTTTCTACAAATGGATCATAATATCTTGATACAGCCGGACGACCTGTGTGGAATATCCTTTTAATTTCAATTGGCTTCCCACCTACATTTTGTGCCGCCCAATCCTTTAAATCATAATCTTGTCTTCCAGCACTCACTTCAACACTTCCACTGTGCCACGTTACATTACCACCAGCACCAGCCTCAGCACCATAAGCCTTAGCCAAACGAATAACTTGTGATAACCCAGGACTTATTACTGTTTTTTGTGTTAAATTTATATCTGTTGATAATCCTTGTGCAGCTAATCTATTTTCTCGAATGTTAAACTGATTTACTTGATTAGTGAATTCACTCACTGCTTCTTCAAAACATTCGTAAAATTCATAATCTACCATCTCAATTTCAACAACGGGATAACCAAGTCTACGAGCAGCCCACCTCGAAAAATTCAAAGCGTCATTCGTAAATGTAACATCATTGTCGTAAAATCCAAATGCTGTGCTCCCAGATACAACTCCAGGATCATCATTCCATATTGAGGATTCTTCAAATACAGGCATATTTTTTCTCCAAATTAAATACTATATATCAGATATAAATATAAGAAAAGAACAAAATCACGTATAAGCAGGCATAAAAAAACCCGATCATCAATTAAAATAATCGGGTTTCATAAAATGGAAGTGCTGGTTTTTACTCCGCGTCCATCGGCAGCCAACAGCCGTTAGGTTTATACGCTGCGTTCAACAGGTTTTCCTCCTGTAACTTCCATACTGTTTAAAATAACCAAACATTCCAATTTGGATATTTTTCATTTAATACATTAAATGCTGTTTCGTGAGCTTCTTTTTCATCACGACCCATCACAGTAAATTTTTCTAAAAATCGAACTGTGCTGGTAATTCCATAATTACATATTGTGTCATTAGGATAAATGTAAATACCGGGTTCAATATAAAAATTCTTGTATTTCTTAAACCACCTCAAAAATTTCATTTCATCTTCTCCTGTAATAACTTATCCAAATACTCGTTGTAAAACTTTGGAATGTATGAACCTAAATACTTACGATCTTCCTTAACTAATGGCTCACCGTCATTTTCTTCCTTTTCAATGTCCATAATAACAGCCTTCGGAATATGCTGTAAATCCTTCATTTCATATAAAATTTCTACACCCTGTTCCTTTAATGCTTCAATGGCATGTTCAATACGAGCCTCTGTTACAAAATCAACATACTTAGAAACAAAATTGTTGATAGGTTTTTCACCCTTATGTTTTCCCTGCTTTGCTTCAGCAAACTTCTTAGTCTTATATTTGAAAATAAGACGTGAAGAAAATCTCCACCAATCAGGATTATCAATAGGAACAATTACAACACCTTCAATGTAATCTTCATTTGCAACCTGAGACGAAATGTTTTCAATATCTAAATCAAAGGCTTCTTTAATCGTCATTTCACCAAACGAAAACATTACATCTAAATCTAAAATATCAAAAATGAAGTACGCTTCCTTGTAACCAAAATACTTGTCGTTAGCACGAATATCAATCCAACGAACCTCTAATCCTTCAAATGAATAAGTGAATCCCTTCTGCATTCCATTACCATATAGTTCACCATAAAAAGTAACGCTCTTGGTCTTATACTTTGGGAGTTTCTTTAATTCACGAATGTAAGCATGAATAACCTCAATCTCACGTTTCGTCTTTTCATTCATCCTGTTCCAATTAGGATGCTCTTCAAAGGTGCGAAACATCATATTCTTCTGCCCAATGTATTCACCTTTGCTATCAATACCTATACGAAAATTCTCTCCATGTATCTTCTCAGTAACGTGAGCCGACAAATTGAATAACTTTCCGTGTAATTCTTTGTCCATCCGTAATAGCTTTCCATTCAAACCACTCGGATTCATAATTTCAGAATATTTTGTACTCATATTAACTTCCTTTCTATTCTGGATATTCGGCTTCACTCAATTCATATAATTTGTCCGCTAAATCTCGCAAATTCCCAGCCTCTCTATCCTTTTTATCAGAAAAACGTGCTGTTGCCATTCCCATAATAAAATCAGCACCCTGCTTCAATCCTTTAGACGTTCCAATGGCTAATTCCCTGTCTAATCGGTTTGTAAATTCAACCTCAGTCATTTTTAATTCCTCTAAGTAAGTATAGTTGCTTCTGTTAATTTACTAATATCTGGCGCTACAAAAGTATGTACGCTCCATAATTCATCTTCTCCAAGATCAGCTCCATCATCATCAATACATTTAACAGTAATATCACCATTATCACTGATTTTTATATCATAATTGGAAAAGTTAATATCAGAATTAGCCCAATGTAACAACATAACTTTTACAGCATCCATCGCTGTGTCAGCTGCTATAAGATGATTAACCATGTGACCATCACAATCATAACCACTGTACTCTCTCGTTATAACATCAAATAATTTCATTTTTAATACCCTTTATTTTAAATACATAACACCAGCAATTGTTGTCCCGTCAAGCGGATTGTCGTTGAAAATGTTACCTCGAGCACGTTTCTTAGGCTCAGGAGCTTTCCACGATGCTGCTTTTATAATCCCACCTGTTTCCTTATTGATAAATCCATACACAGAACTCTGATTCGTAATACGAACAATTTTATCATATTTACGACCAGGATGAACTTCAAATATGCTGGGTTCTAACGTCGGGAAATGTTCTTTGTAATAAGCAACATTTCGTTCATCTAACTTGTGTAAAAAATTTATTAACGCTTCTTCATAAGACTTTCTCATAACATCTACTTCCTTTTTTTAATATCAGGATCATCTGCTGTATATAATTCTTCGTCGTATACAAACCAATCACCTACATTTATTTGATTATATGTAACGTTGTCTGTATAAAAAGTGTTGGTATCAAATTCTTGAGTTTCTTCGTTGAATTTATGAATATGAATTACATAGTCTTCATCATCATATACATACATCGGAGTCATTGTCGTAATAGTTGTTTTTCCTGTCGAAACAATCATTGGCGTCATAATCAACTGTGTACGTGCCGGTTCATATTCCTTAGCATATACTTCACCTTCATTGATTCCATCTTCACAACTTAACATGGAAATCAAACCAATTAAAAATACGATTGTAATAATATAATTCTTCATAACATTTCCTTTTATTAATTAACTAAAAGAATATACGAAATAAATCAATCCGTGTCAAGTTTATTTTCGTCATACTTTTTAAGAAATTCATTGTCCTTCTTAGTGAAATTGATCGCGGGTGAATTGAAACTATATACATGATATGAACCTAATTTGATTCGCTCTTTAAGTTCACGCTTTACAAGAGGATGCTCATGTGTTAAGTTTAACTCTCGACATACATTTTTCCGCAATTCCCGAAATTCCCGATAACGATAACTCCTACCACGACCATATTTGTGAACCTTTTTAGGAACATGACATCGACCACTTAATATCTTTTTAACTGCGGCATAATGTTGGTCTAATTTTAAATGTCGTATGTTTTCGTTGCTATCCTCACCATATATTTCGCTAACTGACTCTCCACAACAATCACAAACTGCGCTACCAAATACTCCTGAACGAATCCTTTTGAAGTATGCTAATAGTCGCGGTGTTGGTAATTTATCTAATGCTTCAATAGTTAATAAATTCATAACCCTTCCATCCATTATTTACGAACAAGAAAAATGTGTATACCCATCATTATTAGAACATGATTCATCACAATAACGCTGTCCTTTAAACTCTGGTGTAAATTCACTACCACACCAAACACACTCTGCTACATAATCCTTCCAAGCATCTGGACATCCCTGTTCATGACATTTGACGCCATTAATTACTAATAATTCACACGAATTACACATAACTCATTCCTCTATTTATTAAGTCTTTTGTTTATTGATTTAGGATAGGTATTTGATACCTTTTTAGAAGTCCAATTGAATACTTCACGATGACAAAGTTCACATTCTCCAACCCAACCTTTATACTTAATGACAGCAATAGAAAATTTGTCGTCACCAGGTATAAATCCAAAACCTGCGGGAAGTGTGATAGTTCCACTACCATCAGCGAAAACTTCATATGACTTACATTCTGGACAATACATCGTGTTCATCTTTTTGTTATACTTGTGCAATAATGGTAAGCTCATCTTTTATCCTTTTGTTTAGTTCTATTACCAACAATAGCAATATACAAAATAAATAAATCAATGTCAAATTTATATGGAAACTTGATTAAAATATTCGCTTTCCCATAAATTGTTTAATGGATAAGGTTGTTCCTTTTTTGTGATGTCGCTTTCAGAAACTAACACAGAACCACCATCTTTACATAATACGGAATACCATTTTCCATTCCGTTCTTCATCTGTAACCTTGACGCTTTGAGCATTTAACCATTTTTCGTTTTCACCTGTTCGATCAAAACTTGTATGAATAGCCGTTACTCTTCCTCTGTAATTATATTTACCAGTTATAACGTATTCACCTAAATATGCTTTCATCATGTTTTCCTTTGTTTAGTTCTATTACCAACATCAGTAATATACAAAACAAAAGTTTCATTGTCAAATTTATTTTTTGTCAAAATCCATTTCAATTATCTTGAACGCATTCTGTAATGCTACTATCGAACCAGCTAAATCCTGTAACTCCTTAGCCCATTTAATCTTGGCTTCATTCGTATCTAATGAGAACTTTTCTTCCATCTTTACCTGTACCTTCCCCTGAAGTAATTCTATTATCTCCTTCATTATATCCATCTTAGCCGTTTCCCACGAACCATATGAATGAACCCTCACTGGTATTGTCTTGTTGCTGCCAATCGGTAACTGACGACCATTGATTATCTGCATTACCTTGATAATTAAATCTTGCTCAAATTTTTCCTGACTTAAATTCTTGGCACGTTCCTTGATAGGCTTCAATCGTATAAAATAATCATCTCCTACATTCCATTTCGCTTCCATTTATCTCTCCTTATATAAATTATATTCCATTCTGCGCAATAAAAAAGCCGCCCACCGAGCGGCTTCCATTCAAAAGATTGACTGTTTATATAACTGTTACGTTATTAGCCTGTAAACCTTTTGCTCCGTTTTCAACATCAAACTGAACTTTATCTCCTTCATCCAATGATTTGTAGCCTTCGGCGACAATCACACTGTGATGAACAAATACATCTTCACCTTCTTCTCGAGATATGAATCCATATCCCTTTGAACTGTTGAACCATTTTACTGTTCCTGTTTCCATTTAACTTCTTCCTCTAAAAAATACTACTTCTGTTTATTATACTTCTTATACTAACCTATAAATATAAAGTTCCATTTATTTTTCTTTTTTAATGTCTGCTAATTTTTCCTTTAACTCTCGCTTAGCAGCTGCTAATATGTCCCTCGCTATCATAGCATCTAATCCATCAATCGCTAATGCTAATCTCATATAAGCCTTACGATGATACGGATGTAACTTATTTTCGTCTGATAACATATAAGCACGATCTCGCAATTTATCTAATTCATCTCTTCCAAATTCTCTCATTGAAACCTCCTTTAATAATTATTTCTTTGGTGTTACTGGCATCGTACCACTCTTAAATAAAAATCCACTCAATATAGTTAATCCTAACGCCTGCCAAGCAGTTATGATCGGTAATCCAAAAATTACAGGCATTAACCCATTCCATAACCACATTACGGGATACGCTATTATTGCACCTATAATCATTAAACCTATCACAACAAACATAAATCCAAATAACATTTCAAATATCTTGTCCATTTTATTTCCTCCTTTTATTCATTACTTTATTAAACCAAATCAAAAAATAAAAGTTCCATTTTGCGCAATAAAAAAGCCGGTCATTGACCGGCTTCTTTTCGATAAGCATTAAGGTTTAATTATTATCTATTTTAAGATTTAATTCTTATACAGTTTCCAAACCATGAACATAGATTTTTCCGTAGAATTCTGGCCGGACTATCTTCTTCGCGTAACGAGTCATAACTCCGCGACGAGGAGTAAAATTGTCTGGATCATGAATCAACGGAGTCATGATAAGTGGAATGTATGGTGAATAAACAGCACCAGTTTCTAAGAAATTACTTCCTCTAAAACCAACAAGAATTGCATTTTCATTCATGTAAGGGTTTTTGTACACAGTAAATCTGCTGTTAAGCATACCCACTTTTTGTACACCCATAGCATACGTCATTGCGTTTCCGTCTGTATCCGCTGCGTATCCCGGAATAGATTCAATCACAGTAGCCACATCAGGACTAACCACGACGAAGTTTGCTCCACCGCGTAATGTTAATCTATGAATTTGGTTACTAATTTTTTGAATTTTATTACCGATTGTTTGATACCATTCATTTTTCGTACCGGTATGGCTTGATGCATCCAAGAATGCAGATTTACCAGAGTTGATTTCCCAACCCGGACGAGCTGACCAGTATTCAGTTGAAGGCGCGTTCACGAACAACATATCAAGAATTTCGAGATCAATTTCCATTCCGATGTATTCAGAAAGGAGAGCAGTTAATTCTGCTTCAGCGTCAATTGAGTGATATGCATTTAAATCTTGAGCAAGTTCAGGAGTCCAAACTGCTTTCAATTTACGTGTTTTTGCAACGATTGGTTCTTGAGACACAGAAAGATCAATTTCTGGGATGTCAAGACGAGTGAAACTACCAGATTCCGTAGTATCTTCAAAGTCGCCACGAGAATCAGCAGAAGGTTGTTTATGATATTTAATAGTATAAGCACTACCCGAAAAAGTACCACCAAGACCACCACTACCAGAAACGATCCACATAATATTTGAACCAACTTGTTGAGTAAATTGTGGTAAATAAAACGAGATACCAGTACCCGCCAATGAGAAAGCACGAACGCCTTCAAAATCAGGTGTGGTCAAAGATCCAGTATTATAATACAATTTAGTCAAATTTCCAGCAGCCATAGATGCAGATAAATGACCTTGTTCGAAATTAATATCACCGTATGCAACAGTTCCAGAAGCGAAAGTATCACCCGTAGCCGTAGTTCCGAGATTAGCTTCACCAGATACAGCAACATCATTTAATGAATATCCAAAACGTCCAGCACCGTAGAGTCCGCCAGAAGCTTCGTCAGTTGAGCCCGGAGTTTTAGCAGCATCAGTTCCACCGAAAACAGAATCATTTTGGGTGAAGCCCGGTTGCGTTCCGCCACCGTATTTAAAGTCGATATAAAATACAAGGCCTGAAGGCAAGTTCATTGGTTGAATAGATACAAATTCTTTAGCAGCCACTTCGCCAAAAATACGACGTACTAATGGAAGTGCTACACCAGACCATTGTTCCGAACCGGCACCACCAGTTTGAGACACTTCGTCAAGTAATTGACGGGCCTGATTTTCAAGAAGGACAGCCATCCCATATACTTCATGTTCTTCATCCAAACCGTCTAAAAGACCAGTTGGCTCCCATTTTTTCACAAGAGCGCGGGTTTGTTCAAGAAGAGCATCATAAGGATTTTTACCTTCCATCAATTTTTGCAAATTGAATAAAGTTTTACTCATTATTATTCTCCTAATAATTATTTAAATTTACTTATGATTTTAATCCCATAAGTTTGTGAACGCGAGATTTAACTTCCGCTTGTTCACTGATAATTTGACTATCTGCAGCTTTTGTAGATTTGATAGCTTTTGAAGCGCCTTCGACTAACCGTTGGGCTTTAGAAGACATTTTGCGTTCGTCCGCTTTCATATTTTCCATAAGTGTTGCAAAGATCAATTTTACTTCGCGTACATTCTTAGCACGGTCAAAGTTTTCGATAACTTTAATCTTGGAACTATCATCAAGATTATATTTACCAAATACTTTATTTGTAAATAAGAGTTTAGCGTTTAAGATGTTAATTTCGTTGAGACGATCTTTTTGAATTTTTACAGCTTTCATTGCTTCACCTAATTTAGCTTTGAGTTCAGCATTTTCTTGTCGTAGAGATTCGAAATTAAATTCGTCTTCTTCAGGTTCTTCTTCTTCACCAACAATAGCTTCGAGGTCAAGTTCTTCTTCCTCTTCAGGTTCAGGTTCTACCTCACCTAAATCATCGTCAATTTCAAGTTCGAGTTCTTCTTCTTCAGGTTCTGCTTCAAATTCTGCTTCAGGTTCTGCTTCAGGTTCCATTTCTGGTTCTTCTTCAGCTCCAAATCCTTCTTCAGCTTCGAATTCATCTTCAGTTTCAAACTCTTCTTCTTCAAATTCGCTGGTTTCGTCTTCCAATTCCTTAACGATTTGAGCCAAGTCTACATCTTCTTCAATTTCGTCGATTTCTTCAGTCAGGTCAGATTCTTTAGCAGTTTCGTGATCAGGTTTAACTGTCACTTCGCCTTCAGCATCTGTAGTGGATTCTTCAGAAGCAGCAGCAGAAGGTTCTTTATTGTCGCCAGTACCAATACCCGATGTGTCAGCGTCTTCTGTTAATCCAGAATTTTCATCAGCTTCTTCATGGTCATTATCAGTACCAAGTTCAATACCAGCACCAGCAGAAATAGCTTCTTCAACTTCTTCTTCTGGTTCTTCTACTTCAATTTCTTCTTCATCTTCCATTTCAGTCTGGAGCTTACGAGAAATTATAGCATCGACTTGTGGAGCAAAAGCTTCTTCAAGAGCTGCTTTCGCTTGTTTTACAGCCATTTCGCGTACAGCTTTAGCATCTGCGATGGCTTCTTTAATTAAGCTACTCATTATACTTCTCCAATATATTTTAATTTGGAATTTAACGTTATTAGAACGTCAATGAAATTTATTAAACGTTATATTACATAGGACGTAATATATTCGGTAGGTTGTATATAAATATATGTAAAAAATAAAAACACCCCAAATTTGAGGTGTTTTTTCAATAAATTAACGATTTTCTTTACTTTTTTACATATTACTTCGTTTTGTTTGACTACGAGCACGAGCTTTAGCCCTTGCACGTTGGTCTCTTCGTTTTTCAGATGGTTTTGTATAATGTGATGTTTCATGTATTCGTACCATTAAATCATCATTTTTAATCATTTGTTTTAATTTTCTAAGAGCATAATCTAAATTAGCATCTTTGTCGCCTTCACTTCGAACTTCAACGTATAAACCTTTAAATTTTTTCTTATCATCCATAACGTATTCCTTTATTTTATTACAACCCTAATTTTTCAGCTTTGTGTTTATCCCACACAACTTTTGTTTTATTTCCTTTTCGATCAAGAGACCACGGTGATTTATCACCAAATATCTTTAGATGTAACTTTATTCTAATTTTATCAGCTTTATCAAATTCAGCTCTTACTTCATTACCAAATAATGATATTCCATTAACAGCATCATACCAATCACTCATAGATTCTGCTTCATCTTGTGATGGATATTTTTTAGCTTCATTTAACTCTTGTCGTATAATTTCTTTGAGTTCACTTCTTTTCATTTATATTCTCCATTATTTATCTAATAATACCACACCATGTCGTTCTGCAAATGTGTATAATTGTTTTTCAGCACTTTTTAAATGAGTTAAAACAGACATAAAAGTTTTTTTATGTTTTGATGCATTTAAATTATTTTTTGCATAAAATGTTATATTTTTTACAGCAGTCTGAGCATCTTCAATATAATCAAATAATTTATCAATATCTATTTCGCCATTTTTATTGGCTTTTGGTTTGACTTCATTTAATACTTCTTGTCGAATAATTTCTTTGAGTTCACTCCTTTTCATTTATATTCTCCCCTCATACCCAATGGCAAGATTTTTTACAATCAATTCTGCATTATCAGCATAATTTTTATTTACTATAATAAGAACCTTCCCTTTATATTTAACCCTAAAATGAGGAATAGGAGACATAGCAAAATCAATATCATTCTTTTTAAAAAGCCTTTCTAAAGGTTTTCTCATACTCATCAATTCTACCCGTTTAGCAATTTCGCCAATTTTATCAATCATTGGATCAGTAGCTTCAGATATCATTTCCCGTATCATTTGTCGTAGTTCACTCTTTTTCATGCTCACTTACTCCTATTTTTTAGTATTCTTCTTAATCATCTTTTCTGCTTTAACAACATTTTTCTTAAAAAAATTAACAAACGCTTTTAAATCCTTTGCGTCATTCCCAGATGGTTTTATCTTTTGAATAGCAACATCTGAAAAATCACTGGTATCTAAATGATGAATATTCATAGTAAATTCATCACCATCATAAAATGGGCTACTTTCAATTACCCAAATAGGATCATCATTTTCTATATATTTATCATTATACCAAACAATTCCACCAGTAGCATATTGAAATTCTGCTTCCCACCCATTTATTTTTTTATTATCTAATTTTTTAGATACAGAATGTGGATCAACCCGCATAGATTCAATCATTTCTCTTATTATATGTCGTAATTCAGATTTTTTCATATTATTTCGCCTTATTATATTTTAACTGAAATCAGCTCTATTAGCAATTTTTTTTCTGTTCACATTAGCATATTTACATATTTCGTCAATATCTTCAATAGCCAACTCAAAATCAGAAATTTTATTACTTATGTGTAATAGGCCTGTTTCTTTTATGATCGACATTTTAAATTCACTTTTGAATTCATTTAATTTATTTTCATGCAGTAGCTTTCCCCATTGTTCTTTTTTCATATTATTTCACCTTATTATATAATTTTTCTTGAGCAGAATCTCCAAGTACATAAGTATTAAACAGTTTTTCTAAATCAGTACCAGTTTTATATTGAGCACCTAAAAATTTATCTTTTTTAACATATTTTTCCATTGTAGCTTTTTTATATTTAGCGGCTTCACCAATACGTTGTCCAGGAACTACTTTAGAAAGAGAACTAAGTGGAATTTTTACTTCAAATAATCCAATGTCACCACCAGATACTACAGCATACTCATCAACAAATTCATGAATTTTAACAGTTCCTCTTCCTCTTACAATTTCTTGATTAACTCGTCTAACATGAGATGGAGTTGGGTCATCTTTACGAACTACATTCGTATTAACAACAGCACGATCACCTACTTTCATGGTAGAATCCATATCTCTTGTAGCAGGAGGTTGTTCATCAACCAATTCTTGAATATCAAAATATCTGTTAAGAATACCACCCATATCTTCATATAAAGCACTCATTCTATCTTGATGACCTTGAACTTCACCTGATACTTTAGCAAATTCAAGTGATAATTTTTTTAAGTCGCCCATATTACGTTTAACCGTAACAGCGTCAAACCAATCACCAGCTTCTTCAACTGTATAATGTCCAGCAAAGTCTGCTATTTCGCTAAGAGTTTTAGCAACTTCTCTAAGATTTCCTTCACGATAAATCATTTTCCCGAACTTAGCATATTCTTTAATAGCAGCAATAGCTTTTTCTTTAATTTCAGGAGTAAGCTTTGGCTTTTCGTCTTCAAATATACCTTCATGTACTGCTTTAATTTCATCAGTTGAATAGAAATGTTCTACTAATCGTTTTTTACTCATTTTATTACTCCTTTTATCTTCTTTAATACTATGCTCTTGAATCACATCTTTAATAAATTTCATTTTAGCTTGTGATTCATAATTTGATTTTGTTATTATTGCATTCTTAGCAAACATCCCAGCAACCGGATTTGAACCTTTATCTATCATACCAATATGAATTTCTTTGGGCGTAACCTTTGTAATCATATATTGCGTTTTCCCATGATATGTAATTCTATCTTTTACTTTTAATTCAGAAAATTTTGGAAATTGACCTTCTGTAATTTCTTTTTTAACTTTCATCGGTAATCCTTTATGTTTTGTCGTCGCAAAATCTTTAGCATCTTTCTTCTTCATCGTCTTTGCCGTTTTACGAACTTCAGGAGAAACATCTCCAGGTTCAACAGTACCTTTTTGTACTCCATGTACCATCCCCATATATCGTTGTTGAGCTTTACTTTTCGCTGGCAATTTAATTCTCCTATTTATTTTAACCTATAAACCTAATTTTTTTGCTTAGCCAAATTTAAGTTTTTTATTTATTTCTAATTTTATAGCTTCCACCTCCATTAATTTCGTATCATATTTTTCCGCAGTATATTTTTTTAAAAATACAACAAGAAATTTATTAGCCATAGATTTATATACCAATTTAGCATAATTTGGAAGTTCATTATAATCGTCATTATTTGTTTGTTTTATATATATTTTTTCAGCTATATAATCACCTAAACATTGTTTTTCCATATTTTGTTCTGTATTTTTCATTTTTTATCTCCTTATGCTACTATGTCACCGATACATATACAAGTATCATACACTATTGGCCAAATAGCAAGATCTGTTGGGCATACCTCCATAC